CGCGCATCATGTAGTGCGGCGCGCCGGAGGCCCGGAGGGTGTAGAGCATGTCCAGCTCCGACAGCCCGCCGAATGTCTCGGGAAAGAGCCTGGCCTTGATCGTCCAGGTCTCCGGACCCGCGCCCACAAACTCGAGCGGGGGGCGGGCGCCCAGCACCGGTTTTTCGGCAAAGCCGGCGGCGTGGCCGTGGTCATAGCTGCTCGTATTGAACGGCACGGCCTCGAAGCGCAGCGGCCCCAGCATCATCAGCATCACGCAAACCTCATGCCTGTGTCGGCAAACACACCGCGGAAGGCCTCGCGCACCTCGTCGCGCATCTGCCGCCCGATCTCGCGCGAGAGCTGGGCGGGATCGACCCGCTCGGTGGTGCTGATGATGGGGGAGATCACGATATCGCCGACCGTCACCGTGATCGACGCAGGGTTGGATGCGACCGCCGCAGTCGGAGCCACAGGCCCCTCACCGTTGGGGTGCACATAGCCGTTGCGGCTGGCCGTGATCAGTTCGGGGCCATCTTCGCCCACGAGATAGGTGCCGCCCCGGCTGATCGGACCCCCCTTGGCGCGCTGGCCGTCGATCTCTGGCACCGCGGGAGCCGGGGCTGCACCCGGTGTCGCGCCGGGGCGATTGAGGCCATCAAGCTCCAACGAGAGAGCACGCGCGCGAGCCAGTGCCGCATCGATCGAGGCTGTGTTGACCTCAGGGGTGGCGCTGGTGTCGCCCAACATGCGCAGAGCATTGGTGACCTCGTCCGCACGGGATCGGCCTTCGGTCAGGTCTGCTTCTACGGCCGCAAGATCCTCCTGCAGCAGCGACAGGTCCCGTTGCAGCGGTGCTTCCAGCGTTTGCCCCATCGGGCCGTTTTGATCGATCTGTGCGATCTGCGCGTGCACACCCGCAATGTCATTGAGCAGTTGCTCGGCGTATCCCGACAGCCCTGCAAGATACTCTGGTGTCGGCAGCTCACCCGCCTGTTTCGCCGCGAGAAGCGTGTCCGCCGCGTTGCGCTGGTCTGCCGGCAGATTGGCCAGAGAACTCTGAATATCCGCTGAAGGCGTCGGAGCCTCGTCCTCTCCGATCAACCACTTGAGCCAGCCCGGGGGCTCGCCGAAGTCGATCAGGCTGGACAGGTCGATCCTGCCGATGGCCGAGAGGATGCGCCCCGGGATCCCCGTAACCCAGCCCAGGAAATCATCAAATGCCTGCACCGCCCCGTCCTTGAGCTGCTGGATCAGGGTGGTGCCTGCCTCGAACACCTCTGGGGGGATTTCCCCGAAGAGACCGCGCAGCAGCCCCATCACGAAGTCGGAATATGCATGCCAGGCAGCGCCGATACTGTCAAAAACGGCGTCGACGATGCCGCTGGCCACACCGCCCCAATCCACGCCCGGCCCATCGCTGGCAAGCCAGGCCGCAACACCAGTCCAGATCTCGGTGAACGTCTCGTAAAGAAACCCGCTCACAACACCGATCAAGCGACCGACACCGGCGCCAATCGTCTCACCCACCGCGCCCCAATCCACGGTCACGGTCGAGGCCCAGTCATGAACGGCGCTGTAGGCTCCGGCCATCGCCTGCACCAAGACCGCGCCAAGGCCGTAAGAAACCTGCGGCACCCCAAGCAGGATGTTCGCCGCAGCCTGCGACCAGTCAATGTCGAGGCTGCTTGCGAACGTCGAGACCGCCGCCCACGCGCCACCAATCGTACCGATCGCCAGTTCCCCAAGGCCGCTCCAAACCGCCAGCAGTCCGCTGGCCATAGCCGCGCCAACGGCGCCCCAATCCAGATCGCCCGCATAAGACGTGATCGCTGTCCAACCGGAGCGGAGCGCTGCGATTGCGGAATTGGCAAGGCTCGCGGCAACCGATCCAATCGAGACACCTGCGCTGGACGCAAGAGCGCTCAGATCAAGCTCGAGCCCATCAACCCATCCTTTGACACGCGACCAACCCTCCGATAGCCCATCCATCAAACTGTCGACGATTTGCGTGCCCGCGCTGCGCGCCTGCGCTAGCGCCGCCTGTGGATCAACAACCAGATTGGACAGAAAGTCGCGCAGGCCAGATGCCGCTCTCGCAAGACCCGCCACCACACCTGCCGCCGCAGTGCCTGCGGCCGACCCCCAGCGCAGCCAAAGATCGGGATCGATCGGTCCTGTCAGCCGGTTGAACCACGATAGAGCGTCCCCCACGAGGGCGGTGAACCTCTCGAGTGCAGGGCTGGCCGCGCTCATGGCCTCCGAGAAGGACGCCTTGAACGCATCGATGCCCGCTTTGACGCCCTCCCAATTGTTGCTGAGGAAGGACAGCGCCGCGCCAACCGCAAGAAGGGGTCCGGCGCGCGCGACAAGAAACAGGCTGCGGAAGCCTGCAGCCAGCAGGTTCAGAGCGCCGCCCCGGCCCAGCAGCCCGACAAAGGTCAGGCCAGCGAGGGCACCTTTGAGCGCGATGAACCCCGCAACCGATCCGACAATCGCCGTGGTCACTTCCGGATAGGTCGCGGCAAACTCGGAGGCGGCGACGATGATCGGCGCAATCGCCTGTCCAAGGCGGACAAGGGCCGGGATAAGCGCGTTGCCGATGCGGATCTTGAACTCGTCAAGCAGGCTCAAGAACCGCTGCAGATGGGAATTGAACGTGTCGTTCTGTGCTGCGAACTCCGCAAAGGCCGAGCCCGCATAGCGCGATTGGTCTCCCACCATCGCCAAGGTGCCCTCGATCAGGTCAAGATTGGTCAGCAGAGGGCCAAGCGCCCGGGCTTCGCTGCCAAAAAGGTCCGTGGAGATGGCCGCCTGCTGTTCCGCAGGCAGCTGCGCAATCCGGCGCAGAACATCCGTAGTTGTTGCAACGGCGTTCTCCTGCATCGACCGGGCGACCTGCTCGGCATCAAGGCCAAGCGCTTGCAGCGCATCCCGTTGCGAGCCGGTGGCGGATGCGCCGCGGGTCAGGGCAGCCCCCATGTTCCGGAAGGAGGTGGCGGCCACATCGGACTGCGCACCCGCCGCCAGCATCGCCGAGGCAAAGGCGGCGGTCTGCTCGGCGGTAAAGCCGAACATGGTGGCCTGCGCACCCACGCTCTGCACCACGCTGAGAATGTCCGCCGCACTGGAGGCCTGGCTGTTGGACAGGTGGTTCATCGCGTCCGCGAGCAGGATGGCCTCGTCGACGGAAAGACCGAGTGCTGTCATCATGTTGGCCATCGCAGCGCCGGATTGCTCGGAGCTGATATCGAAGGCGACGCCGATCTTGGCGGCCGCAGCCGTAAACCGCGTCAGGTCCGCTCCTGCGATGCCGGCTTGGCCCGCGGCAGCTGCGATCTCCGCCAGACCATTGACGGCAAAGGGGATCTCCCGCGAGAGCCGGAACAGCTCGTTTTGAAACGCCTCAAAGGCCTCGGGTGTCGGAAAGTCGACAACCTTTGCCACGCTGGCCATGGCCGCCTCGAACTCTGCCGCGGTCTGGATCGGACCTGCGATGGCCGCGTGCAGCGTGGCATAGCTGCCCGCAACGTCGATCACCCCCAAGCGGGCCCTGTCCAGCGCATCTGCATTGCGCGAGAGCGCCAGATCAAGCCGGTCCGACAGACCGAGGCGCTGGCCATTTGCCTCGCGTATGCGGTGGGTGATCCCTGCGAGGGAGCCTGCGGCCCGCCGGGCGGGCTCGGTGACCCGGTCGATCAGGGAAATGATCAGCTGCGACGTCAGAACGGACATGGCTCACCTGCGCTGTGCGCCGGCCAGACGCCGGGCTTCGTTGTGCCAGAGCACGACCTCGGACCAGTCCATGTGCTCGAAGGCGGTGATGGGGGTGTTCAGCCAGTGGGCGGTTTCGGCAATGACGGAGCGCCAGTCCCGTGCGCCTTGGCCTGGGGGAAAAAACCGGCGACCTCCTCCGAGAGCCTGGTGAAGTCCTCGGCATCGAGCTCTTCGACCGCCTCGGGCGGCAGCCCGGTCAGGACAGACACCATGACGATCCCCTGATCAAGCTTGTCTTTGATGCCGTCTAGTGCGGCCTCCATCGCCTTGAGGTCCTTGACCTTGGGGCGGGTGATCGTGACCTCGGAGACCTCACGGTCCACGATGGTGATCGGAAAAAGCAGCTGCAATGTCTTGTGCCTTGGGTCGGTCATGGGTCACCTTGTGGTCTGGGTGTGCAGGTGTGGCGCAGTGCTGACACCACGCATCACATGCGGGTTAAGGTCTTTGAGTTTGGTTGGCTTATTGCCCCGGGCCCAAGGGCGTGACCTCTGGGGCCATCGGGGCGATCGGGGCCATCGGGGTCATCACAGGCCGCCGGGGATGCGCAGGATCGCGCGCTCATCCGCGTTTTGGGAGACGCCGTTGACGCGCCAATCCGATGTGAAGAAGTCCCAGTAATAGGTCTCCGTGCCTTCGAAGTGCAGCTCGTAGTGCAGGATCTCCGAGATCGTGTAGTCGAAGCCCTGCATCTCGCCGCGCTGGAACGCTTCGGGGCTGGCCGCACCGAGGCGGCCTTCAAGGACCGCCTTGGCCTCGATGGCGGCACCACTGCGCTTGTTGCGGATCACGCCGTAGGCTGTGAACTTCTTGCGCGCGCTGGCGCCAAGGCCGAACTGGGCCAGCAGGTCCGGGTCCCAGCCCGCGAGCTTGAAGCTGGCCTCGAGCTTCTGGATGCCGACCGCCACCTCGATCTGGACGCGCGAGCCGCCCGGCTGATGGTCCTGATAGGCTTCCTGCAGGTTGGGCAGCTGCAACTCGGTCAGGGTGAGGTGCTTGGAGGCGGTGGGGTCGTCATCGCCGCAAAAGAGGTTTGCGGCCTCCATGAGGTATATCGTGCTCATCTGAGCCTGTCCTTTGTGTTGGGGGAGCGATCACCCGGGCGGGGCAGACTTGCCTGCCGGGAGAGTGTACCGAGTCAGCCGGTGATGGTGCCGACCTGTGCCAGCAGCTCGTCGAGCATGGCGTCGAGCGCCGGGCGATAGCGGGCGGACTGGATGCCGAGGTAGCGCAGGACCGGGGCTTCCTCGGCCGCGAAGGTGACTGTGAAGCGGCCCTGGCGCAGCTCTTCTGGGCTGTTCTGTGCGGGCAGGAACTTGACCTCGAAGCCCAGAATGTCGCCATCGGCCTTGAGGTTGCGCAGCGCCGTTTCCATCGTGTTCAGAACGGCCTGGATGGTCTGGCCGGTGATGTTGAAGCGTCCGAGGTAGAACCGCAGCGTGCGCAGCAGCATCAGGTGGATGTAATCGCGCCCGCGGGTGACGTTGTAGAACCGCCAGAGGTCGTCCTCGCCCGCGTTGTCGGTGCCGACAAAGATAAAGCCGCCCTGACCGATGGCGCTCTCGACACCCATTTCGCCGCGCAGCAGGATGCCGATATTGGCCGCGAGCAGGCTCTGGCCCTCGGTGGCGCCATCGGTGAGCGAGAAGGCAATCGGGCGCGAGGGGCCGACGATGCCCTGCACCGGCTGGTTGGCCCAGCTGTGGAAGGGGCGGCCCTGGAAGGCGTGATCCCGCCGCACGCCCACACCAATGACCGCCGGGGAGAGCGGCTGGACCACGGTCACGCCGCCGTCCAGCACGCGCACGGCCGGGTCCACCGGGATGAGGCGATCATGCGAGATCGTCTCGCGCCAGTCGAGCGCGTCTTGCAGAGTCGTGGCCGGGCCATCGACCACCGCATGGGCCAGCAGCTTTTCGCAGATCGGGGGCAGCGCCGCGCAGACGGGGTTTGCATCACCCCCCATGCGCTGGCTGGTAAAGCCCGGGGCACAGATCAGGCGGGGCGTGACGCCCAGCTCAGCAGGTGCGTTCAGGAACGCGCTGAGGCCCGTGGTGACACCGTCACCAACGATATTGGCGAGGGTTTCGTCGACCGCACTTGCTCCCTCGCCGTCGGCGACACGCACAACCACAACTTTGGCTGCGGCCTGGAAGGACCCCAGCTGCGCGTTCACAAGCGCAATCGCATCGCGCAGGGTGCCGGCCGCGCCGAGGGCTGTGAGCTTGGTGGCGTCGTCAGAATAGAGAAACACCGGCGTGTTCAGCGGGAACGCGGAGGCGTCCACATCAGCCGCGGTGCCGATGATGCCAACGACGGACATGTCGCTGGCGACAGGTGGGCGCGGCTCATTGTCGATCCGCTGGATCGACAGGCCAAAGGTAGGATCAGACATGGGGGATGTCCTTTGCATGGATGGCACCCGGCGGGCGCTACGGAGGGTTGGAATTGGGCTTGCACACAGGTGCGGATGCATCTGCGTGTCGAAGAACCGACACTCGGTCGAAAAACCGACACTCAGAGGTTTGCAGCTGGATCAGCCGTTGCGAATGGCGGCACCGCGCTCTGCGGTGACAAAGCCGTTGGCCTCGAGATAGGCGAGCCCTTCGGTGACATCCGCGCTGGTCAGGTCCACGTCTTCCGCGAGGGTCAGCATCAGCAGGAAGTCGGCGACCACCGGGTCTGTAGCCTCGGCGGCGCGCAGCGCGATGCGCTCGGCGCGGGTGAAGCGGCGCAGGAAGTCGAGGCGCGAGACCACCGTGACGGGCTCGGGCGGCGGGGGTGCTGCGGCTGCAACAGGGGCTGCGGCCTCGAACTTGCGACCGGTTTTGACAAAGCCCGGTTCAACCGCGTCCGGCACCTGGACATACTCTCCGTGCAGCGCGGGGTGAATGCGGCCCTCAAGGGTGTCCAGCACCTCGATGACGGTGTCGTTCACGACTTTTGCAAACTTGCTCATGAAACTCCCCTTTACAGGATCAGCGCGTATTGAAGGATGATCAGCCCGTCGCCGCCAAAGCCGTGGCCGGTCCCGGTGCCAAACTGATAGCCGGACCCGCCACCGCCGCCTGCGTTGCCGCCGTGGCCGCCTGCGGAATACTGGCCAGCGCCGCCGCCACCGCCGAGGATGCCGCCGTTTCCAGCGACCATGTAGGCATGGCTTGCAGAAGAGCTGTAGGACATCGCGCTGCCGCCCCCGGCACCGGGTCCGCCATTCCCGGCGTTGGTGCCCGCCATTTCAGAGGATTGCTTCGTTGCGGCATTGCCACCGCCACCTCCGCCGCCGAGCAGGATCAGGTTGGGATCAAAGATGGCAAAGCCGCCGCCGCTTTCGGCTGCAGACACATCGATGGAATTGTTGGAATAACTGTTGGCGCCTGCGCCGCGTCCGCCACTGCCGAGCAAGCCTGCGCCGCCTTGGCCGCCGTAGGAGTAATAGGTACTGCTCTGAGCGGCGCTCATGCCCAGCCCTGCCGTTCCAGCCCCACCGGCGCTGACGTTGGACGTGTAAGGACGTGTGCCGGGGAATGAGATGGAGGCACCGCTGCCGCCGGTATAGGTTGTGCCAGCCCCGCCCGGGTGGCCGTTCCTGTCACCATCAGGATGTGGGGCCGCGCCACCACCGCCTCCAGCACCGCTCGACGAGCTGTAAGACCCCGTTCCTCCATTGCCGCCACGCCGGTTGATGTCACCACCAACACCGTTGCCCCCGGAGCCACTGCTGCGAGAACCGCTATTGCCGCCCGTTGCGGAGAGCAACGCTCCGAAGGACGAGGTGCCGCCGACGCCGTTATATCCTTGGGACCCAGCCCCAACCGTCACGGTGATGGTCCCCCCGATGGTCAGCTCGGCTACGGGAACTTCCGACAGTGCAAGGCCACCGCCGCCACCGCCATATCCATTGCCGGTCCCGCCGCTATTGACACCGCATGCACCCCCGGCCCCCCAGACGCGCACAATCAGCGGCACCTCGGGGTCGATGGTCTCGGGGATTTTCCAACCGTAGCTTCCGGCTGCGTTGAAGATCTTGATCTGGTTGCGGGGGCCACCGCCACCGCCCGCCGTCATGTTCGCCGGGTTAAAGACCGTGCGCATGATTGCTTCCTTTTTGTTGGGGTGTGTTTCGTCTCAGACCAAGAGGTCTATGCAGCAGCTTTGCCGCCGCGTTTGGTCTATGTCTGTGTTGTGCCTGGGTAAGATCAGATCAGCGCCGAGATGCCCCAGGCGGTCAGGGCGACCGTGTCGGTGTCGGCCTGCGCGTAGAGCCTGTCGCCGGGGCCGAGGATCAGCGCGGTGCGGTAGAGGATGCCGCCCGGGTTCAGCGCGACGGCGTGTTCGAAGATGTGCCTGGGCTCGAGCACGATATCGATCCCAGTCTCGCCGGTGGCTGTGCCTGAGCTGAACGACACCGTTGGGGGTTCCGAAAAGCCGATGCCCGGGTTGGTCAGCGTCAGGCTCAGCACGGCAAAGGTCAGCACGAAGGTCGCGCCGGCCCCTGATCCGCCGCTCACCGGTGCAGGGCTGTCTGGCAGAACTCCGTAATCGCCCCCGGAGGTCAGCTCAGCCGCCTGAATGGCACCCGCGCCGTCCACGTCGGTGACTGTGATCACCGCTGCCGTCTGATCCGTCACTGCCACCGAAAGTGCGTCACCGACGGCGTAACCGGTGCCCGCGTCCACCAGCGTCATGCTGTCTGCAATCATGCGGGCGGTTGCAGCTGCGCCAGTGCCGCCGCCGCCCTCGAGTGTCACGTCCGGGATGGCGACATAGCTGGCACCGCCGTGTGTCACCGCAAGCCCGGTCACACGCACCGCCTCGCGCGAGGCCGCATAAAGCGTCACAGTGGCGATGTCGGAGCCGGTGTTCACCGCATTGATGTTGAAGGTGGTCCGCCGTCCGGTGGGGATGGTCAGGACCTCCACCGCTGTGTCCGCGGCACTCATCTGGTTTGCAAGGATGCTCATGGGCCTGGTCCTCAGAGTTGATTGAAGAAGAAAGAGGTCGCGGTCAGGCCGGAGGCCGTCGCCACCGCTGCCAGCGCCGTCTCGGTGACCTCGGCCACAGCGCCCTCGGTGGTTTCGGCGACCGCCGCCAGCACCGCGTCCCGCTCGGTTACGATAGCCACAAGCGCAGCACCTTGCGCCTCCGCGATCGGTGGCAAGGCTGCCGTCCCCGCCGCGTTGATGCTGCTGAAGTGGTTGGCCATCGCCGCATCCGCCGCTGCCAGCGCATCCGCGATGGCCTGCAAGGCGTTGTCCCGAGACGTCGCGACCTCAACAGAGACCGCAGCGCGCTGTTCCTCGCCGAGCATCTCCACCTCGATGGCGGTGGTCTTGCCCGCGATGCGCTCAAGGGCCGTGCCCAGCATTGCAAGGTCTTCGGCTGTGGCCGTCTCCGAGGTCGCCAGCGCCTCGATCTTGGTCTTGAGGGCGCTCAGCGCGCCCCGCAGCATCATGTCTGTCATGGGGTCCTCATGAGTGTGGTATCAAATGTCCGTTGTTGCGCTTGGGCGGTACTGCGTGTCGTTCAAGGGGGTGGCGGGGTACGCAGGTATCCACGTCCACGCCGTCACAGTTTCAGTCCGATGAAGTCGTGCACCCAGCGCCGCCGGGTCGCGGCGATCTGAGCCGTGACGTCCGCGTCAGCGGCGACCAGCGTGGTGCGCAGCCGCTCGATGTCCGCCTGCATCGTGTTGTCAGGATGGGGGAGCGGGTAGCCCCGCCCGGGGGTGCGCTCGTCCCGGTTCACGCCTTGTGTGGCTGCCGTGTTGCTCATGCGCCCCCTCACTTGAGGATGGCGCGCAGGGCGCTGGCGAACGGCCGTGCCGCCGGGGTGCCGGACAGCGCGATCTTGATGCGGGTCACAGTGGCGGCCCCCACACCGGCAAAACCGGACCCGACATAGTGCCGCTCCTCGGCCCCATTCTCGATCTGCTGCCCGCTCTCCAGCGTCAGCTGCGACCAGCCCGCATCCGTCTCGGCAAATACCGCCACGCCAGCCCCGGGCGGGATCAGCGTGTCGAGATAGACGGAGACATCAAACGTCGCCGCGGCCGGAATTGCCCGGCTGACATACTCCGCCTCCGAGGCCAGCGCGCCGTTCAGCACCTGCACGCCGGGGAAGAGAACCGGTGTGAACCGCTCCGAGCCCGAGAGCACCGCCTCCACGCTCAGCCTGTCCGAGACGCGCGCCGCCAGATTGAGCGCAGCCCCTTCCGTCATGCGGAACACCTGGCCAGAGCTGTCGCGCAGCACGAAGGTCACATCGGTCTCGGACGACATGCGCTCCACCCCCGCCAGCGCGATGAAGTCGGTGCTCTCCGAGACCGTGATCTCCCCAAGCGCCACCGTCCGCGTCGTCTGGGTGAACCGTGCCGCCAGCAGCCGGAACTTCAGGTCCCGCTCCTGATGCGGCGTCCAGGTCGAGGCATTGGAGGAGGACAGCAGCACGCCGATCCGGTAGGGCTGCGCCGTCACCCAGGTTTCCGTCTCTGCGTCATACTTGCCCAGCTCCGCCACCCGCAGGGCGTGGTCCGGATCATCGGTCAGAAACACCAGCGCGTATTCGCGCCCCGCCCGCAGCAAGGTCGGGTCAAACGCCACCCGGGTCGGCCCACCCAGAGTGACCGTCGCCATGTCGACCTCGCTCGAGGTCACGACAGTGTCGTTCGGAAACCCGACCGTGGTCTCGCGGATTTGCACGATCGTGGGCGCATCTGCGCGACCGATCGCGTCGAACCAGACGTCGAGCCCCGCCACCACCGTGTCCACATCCAGCACAAGCGTCTGCGCCAGCGGGTCCCACCGGCGGGGAGGCCGCGGTGGCGGAGGTGGTGGCGGCGGGCTCCAGCGCACCGTCCGCCGCGTCGTGACACTGCGGAAGGTGTTGGTGATGATCGTCCCGTTGGCGGTATACGTGCTTTCGCCGAACGATCCTGCCTCGCCCAGAAAAGTCACGCTCTTGGACCCGGTGGGCACGCCGGGCGGGATCGTGAAGGCGGAGGTGAGCACACCGGCCGCGTCTGCCACGGGTGCAGGGTCTGGGGTCACGTCGAGCCCGTCGAACTCGATGCGGGACAAGCCCTCGTTCGGGTCCATGCCGCGCAGCGTGAAGCCGACGGAGCGCTGGCGGATGTCCAGCGCGGCGCGCGAGGTGGAGGACACAAGCTCGGTGCTGGTGGAGACCGACGTGCTGGACAACCGCCCCGAGCCCGAGGTGAAGGCCCGGGTGATGGCGGAGGTCCATTGCGTCTCGACACGGGTCCAGTTGTCCACCGACGGCACCAGAGTGACCGCCGCCGGCACCGGCTCGAAGTTCATGTAGGGGTTGATCTTCATCGCCCGCGTGCTGGCCAGCTGCTCAAGCACCGGCGTCAGCTCATAGGCGAGTGTCCACGTCGCCGAAGCTCCCTCTGGCGGTTCCTGAACCGCCGCCGTGATCGGCAGGGTCAGCTCGCCCCACAGCACCGCCGCGCTTTGCGGGATGCCCTGGTCGCGCAGGTCGTCGTCGAGGAACGGGTCGACAAACACCCCGAGCTTGGAGGTGGGATCGGTGATGTTGGCGTCATTGCGCAGCCGTTCGATGGCCACGAGCTGGAACAGGCCGCTGATCTGGCGTTGCATCGCAGCAAGGTCCGCAAAGGGCACGGCCCGGGTCGCGGTGTTGCGCACCAGCGGCACCCGGTCGGCAAACCAATCCAGCGCCACCTCCGCCAGAGGCAGCACGCTGCCCGGCAGCTGCGGGGCCTGCGGGTTGAGGGTCTGCGAGACGCCGCGCACCCGCGAGAGCTGACCACCCGCGCTCATCACCAGCGCATCGATGCGCGGCAGCTTGTAGGCATAGTCGATGAACACCGTGGTCCCGGTCACGGCACCCGAGACGGTCACCGTCTCATCCGTCACAGCCTCCGGGGCGATGCTGTCGATGTAGCGATAGGTGACCGAATAGCTGGAGCCCGGCGCAGGTTCCGCACCACCCGGCGACCAGTCGATCCGCCCAGCCGAGACCACGTAATCCACCCCTTGCGTATAGGCGGTGCCGCCTTGTGACACGCTGAGGACCGCAACCACCGTGCTGTTCGCAAGCGGGTCTGATGCTCCGGTGAAGGCGCCATGGGTGACGGTCTCGGGGGTCTCGCGGGTGATGGTGACGTCCGTGACCTCGGCAATGGGGGCGAGATTGACCGGGATCACCGCGGTGCCAGTGCCGCCATCGGCAAAGCCATGCGGCTCGGCATTCACCGCCCGCAGGTCCGGATCGACGGTCCAGCGGAGGCGGGTGGATTGCGGGCGCTCGACCTTGAGCCCGCCGACATTGCCGACACCTTCGGCCAGCGAGAAGACATATTCCGCCGCCGCATCGTCGCGGGTCAGATAGGTGAGCTCCAGGCCCGTGGCGACATAGGAGCCATTTGCCTCGCGGTCATAGCGGGCCACGGTTTGCAGCACCGCGTCGAGCTCGGGAGGCTGAATCCTGCTGTCGAGTGTGCCGTTGGTGACGGTATAGATCGCATGGAAGGCTCCGGTGCCGCCGTCGGTCTGCGTGCCGCTGTCCCAGCCCCAGAGGATCTGCTCCTTGCGACGTGCGGCCCCGGGCTCCTGATAGTTGCGGGTGCCCACGGCCGGGTCGCGCAGGGCTGGGTCCTCGAGCTCGGTGACAATGGTCTCGACAAAGCGCACGCCGAGAGCGACCGTCCGGTCCACCGGGATCACGAAGCCGGCGGCACCAACAGGGCGCGCCGCGCCGCGCAGGTAGACGATGCCGGAGGCGAGGTTGACCTCGCCGGTGATGGGATCGACGGAGACGTCGCCATCGCGGATCAGGTCGCCTTCCTTGAAGATGGCGTCGC